ATTGCGGACGCAATTTGATTGGTTGTCATTGTGGTTGTGATGCCGACCGGAATCGATACGCCATCGACATACAGTGGAATCGTGCTATTAACAGTAGACGTGCCGCTAACAACAATAGAGCCGGTTGCCGCGGTGCCGTTAGGATCATCGGTCAGCGGTAATACCCAAAGCTCTCCAGTCGGATCGTTTTGCCGGTACTTGCCGACCATCTCGGCCGCCATTGAACCGCTACCGAATTGGGTTGCTGCAATGAGAGCCGAGCTGACAAGTTGCGGCTGGAGATTGGAGAACAGAATCGAATCGCTGGTAAGGACGCCGCCGCCAGTAACAGGAACCGAAAGATTTACGGTTGTGGAAGTTTTTGCGATAACCGTTGTGCCGAGCGCAATGGCGCCTGGCGTTGTATTGTCCTGCACATTCTGGCCCACCTGAACGCCCGCCGGAACGGCGGTGAAGGTAAGGACCGAGCCCGAGGCCGTGGGCGCGCTGGCTGCAACAGCTGTATTGATCGCTCCTGTCGCCAGCGCCTGACCAATGATCAAGCTACGTTGCGGTTGCGTATTGCTATTGGCCTGCGAGGGATCGACTTCCGCCCAAAAGAGCGGCAACCGCAACGTGGCGGGAATTTGGCGAAAGGCGACGTTATTGGCCATTGTCTATACCTCAAAAAATGTGCTGCGGTTGCCAAGTTATTGAAGATCTTCCTTTGGTCCCCACTGCGGATCATCCATATCTGGCGTCGCAGGCAGTGGATCGACAAATTCAATGGCGCCCTCGTTCATCCGTCGCCGCCAGTACGGCGTATCCGGTACATCGCGCCCCTCGGGCGGCAATCTATCCTTGCGCTCAGGATCATAAACGTTGGCCAGTACAAGGCCGTCGTGGGTTTGTACGTGGCGAGGCTTGATATACATCAGCGGCTCCTATCATCCGGTGGTAATGAAAGATCAATGGCGGCCAATAGCTGCTCAAGCGGTTGTCCGACAAAGCTATGTCCGGCCTTGAATAGTTTGATTACCCCAATCCACAGATCCTGAAGATTTGCCACTGGCGGCCACGTTCCGTCCGCGTCAGTGATCTGTACTTCAAGCGAGAAATCCCACTGATAGAACACTCGCGCCAAATCGATGTCGAGCAGACGTCCGCCAGCATAGGCAAAGCCCTTGGCAGAATGATCAGCTCCGGGATCAATTGGCAGAACGAGGCCTGAATTTTCAATGCTCGAATTCGGGCGCCAATTCAGCATTGCGCCATAAAGTTGGTATTTAATCTGATTGAACAATACACTGGCCGTCTGCCCGCGCCGATCGCCGACGGCAACTCCAGCGACGTTAGAGAGCATGACAGCAACGCCAATGCGCTCCGTGATCCACTGGTCAACACCCTGTAAATCGCGATTTTCTCCAGCCTCATCGTCGAGCGGGATCACATAGGCAGCCGGCGGCGGCAGCCACGCCTCATCCTTGACGCCCTGCTGATATTCGGCGGCACCCGCAACATTGCCGCCGAACAGCGGGCAGAGAGCCTTGAGCCGTAAAATGACAATGTCGAGGTTCAAGATGGCGGCCCAATTATAGTGATGTCGTCATCCACCACACGACGGATAGATATATCCTCGCAGGGAGGCCGTGTTGGGGCAGCTCCGATCGGAAGGACTATGTTCCCGTTGGGCTGCCGAACTGCGCCGCACGCGCGACAAACCGGAGTATGAGCAAGCTCGACCCAATCGTGATCCAATTTGCTACACCTTTGCCGCCGCAGCCACTCGCTGAAACTTCAGATCCTTCATAATCGCCTCCTGAACCCGCGGCCCGATCGAGGCCGAACGCTCGGCCGCAGCGGCGCTCAGAAACGGTCTGGGCGCGAGAACGCCTCGGCCGCCCTGGGGTGCCGGAAAATTCGCTCCGCCCAATAGGCGGCGATTTCTATTGCGCAAGCGGGCGCTCCGGCGTCTATTCCCAACCCCCTTGGCCCCAGCCTCTAGGAACAAAGCATAGAACGCCGCATCGCGGATCAGAACGCCATCGCCACTCTTGAGGGAATGAACTTTGATGCTATTGGCGAGCCCGCCCGTCCAGCTTGCCGGCGGCTGGCCCGGCAATGATGCCTGATGGCGACCGCGGCCCCTGCCATAGTAAACCCGCCCGCCGCCGACCGCCTGACGGATCTTGCGCCGCGCTACCGACGCGATCTCGGCGCCCGCTGCGCGCAGAACAGCCTGGACGTTCTTTTTGTCAAAGGCCATGCGGTATTTCTGCGGGATCTCTATCCCGAGGCCAATCATAACATCAAGATCCAAGCCTCAAGCCCAGATTTCAACTGCGAAAGTCCAATTCTGCGATATTCTTTATAATGATTATAAAATCGCCGCCACCAAGGTCGTCGTCGCAATGTCGCCGCGCCATCTCCTAACATCGCCGCGCTTACTCCAAAGTTAAACTTGGTGACGATGCCCAATCAAATGCGACCCCCATATCAAGTTAAGCCAGTCGTCTAAGTATACATTAAGTATGTAGCGGCGCGGACATTTTCCAAACGCGTCTCCAAATGCGCCGCCGCCTTTCTTCGCGCTACACACTCTAGAATACAAATGAGGGCAGCTACAGTTCTTAATCACTATTGCGCCTGCTCCAACTGACACTCAAAACAACAGAACCGTTTGCGGCCCTCGATTTCATACATACGGCGAACCCGGTAGACTTCGACTCGCTGCGAGCCATTGGGGCGCGATGTCACTCGCTCGATCGCGTGAGTGTAATCGACGTAATCTGTCCAGCGCATAATGATGCGGTGCGTTACTGGCTTGTCAGGATCGGCGTTGAGGGCCCCGTAAAACGTCATCGCGCCGAGCGGCTGAATATCCGCGTGCATTATGGCCGGATTGGCCACCGTTTCGGTTATCCCCGTTGCTGGCGTGGCCTGAGCCGTCTGTTGCCGCTGAACGAGACGGACTGGCCAGCGCAACTGTCCGATGCGGATGCGCTCGGCCATTCGTTAGGTTGTCCTTTCGATACGACGCTCGTCAACCTCGATAATTTGGTCGAGCATGGCGCTCAAATAGCCATTCGGATTTGAGTGCAGCGCCCACCCCGGATCATTCCAGCGGGCGATTTCCCAGTATTCGTTGTCATCGTCATATTTGATTTTCACCCAATAAAATCCCACCTCCCGTGCCATTTCCTATCCCTTCTTGGGAGTCAAATCTCCAGGCACAAGCAAAACGACATTTGGTGAGACCAGAACAAACTGGCCGATCCCCGGCACTGGCAAAGCGCTAAATTCCAATCTCAAGCTGGCGTCGCCATGTAATGATGTACTGAGAATTCCAAGCCAATCAAGAGGCAATCCGGCATTACCAATAAGCTGTATGCCGCTAGATGCTATCCATTCCGCCGGCAGTCCCAGTTGCTCTAATATCTGAGATGTCAATTCCGTCGTGGCGCGCTGATCAGCAAGCTGTACCGATAGCCATTCTTTGAGCAGCGCTCGATCTATCCGATGGCCGGCAATGAGCTCGCCCAATAACACATGATCCGCTCGCTGCCCAGCAATAAGCTCGCTCAGCAAACCCCCATCCTGACGTTGATTACTTAACCACTCAGCAAGCGACACCCCAACATCAGAACGAAGCAAAGACAACCACTCAATAGCGAGAATAGCATTGTATATTACTCCAACAGAGCCAGACCACTCGGACAGCGCAATATGATCGTTGCGCTGTCCGAGTAGCCATTCAGCCAACCCAGCGGCGTCTAACCGCTGCGCGCTTAGAAGCTCAATAAATATCGGCCGATCCATCAGGCCGGCAGCTATCCACTCGGAAAGCGCAGCTATCGTATCAACTCTAGTGCCAGCCACCCACTCGCCCAAAGCCGCATCATCTCGCCGAGCAACAGCGGGCCATTCAGCAAGAGCGCTAGCGTCTCCAGTCTGCCGTGCCGACCAATCAATCGGCAACGCCCCTTCGCCGCGCATGGTAGCAAGAGACTCGCCAGGAAAACTCCGATCCCCGAGTTGCGTCGCCGCCCATTCAACGGAAAGGCTCTCAAATAATATAAGAAGCGGCGTTCCAGCTAAATAATACAGCGGAGTCGACCAAACCCAAGTCCGGTCTGGCTGTGCCACAATTTTCGGCAGATCAAACACGACGGCGCCTGGAGGCCGAAGGTCTCGTCCATTAAGTGTCGTTACGACAAGATTCTGCGACCAAAAGCGGTCCGGCTGCAAAGGCGCCTTTGGAAGAGGCCAATCCAACTGAGGAAACGGTTGCGCGCCGGATGGAAGCGTCGACTCCTGTCCCGACCACGAATACCAGCGAGAAGGTTGGAAGGCGACCTTCGGCAACGGCCAATCGAATTGAGCAAATGGAACAATTCCAGAAGGCAGCGTTGATGTCTGGCCTGCCCAAGAATAAAAGCGTGATGGCTGAATTGCCGTTTTCGGCAAAGGCCAATCGTACTGATTGGCTGGTTTCGCGTCCTGGCCACTGAGAGTCGTCGAAACTAGGCTCTGCAACCAAGTCCGATCTGGCTGAGCTGGCGCTTTTGGTAGCGGCCAATCGAATTGATTGAACGGACGAAGATCCTTTCCTAGAAGTTTCGTCAGAACAAGATTTTGACTCCAAAACCGATCGGGCTGCTTTGCCGGATCTGGATCTCGACCTAATTGAATCCTGTTGCGCGGCAGAAATTGGTCTTTCCCCGCCAAAACATTCAGAAGAAGATTATTCTGAAAGAAGTCCTGGCTTCGCCGCGATATGCCGGCCGGATCACGTTCCCATCGAAGCGCATATGCAGGAGATCGAAACGTCACATCGGTTCATACAAAATATGGGCCTGCACAAGACCTGGCGTTCCATACGCTTGGTTAGACAAGACTGACAGACCGCCCGGCAGAGTCGTCGAATTGCCATAAATCTGCCATTGCTGCGTAGGCGAGGCGTTCCACCGAATGATGCCGCCAAAGGCATTGATGCCTAGATTTAATCTGGCGTCAGTAACAACGGCCGATCTGGTTGGCCCGGTTGCGGCGGCAACAAACGCCACCGGAGGCGCAGCCAGCGCAACTGTAAAAGGATTCATCGGACCGTCGGCATTGGGATTGGCAAGCGTCGTTGGTGTTGTTTCTGTCGTTCCGGCACGCGCCAGCGTTAACGGAGTTGGCGCCGAGGCCCCAGCCAATCCCGTAACCTCGGCCTCCAGCACATCAATAAACTGCGTCGTGCTGCCGCCTTTAAGGGCCATGTAAGTATTGTTCGCGAGCGCCGAACCGTCAGCAACGGTGCCCGGCGTCCAGTTTACGGCAGTGAAAAGTCGTTTAGCCACGGCACGTTACCTTTTCAACCGAAGAGGAAGAAATTGATCAAGATTTTTCGCGGCCGCATTCAAGGTTTCATCGATCTTTCTGGTCATCGGACGATGAATGTAATCAGGCCGCAGCATCTCTGCCGAGCAATAGTCACAGACATACAAATTACCACACTTCGCGCAGTTCTCACGCGGCCGTGTCCGCTCTGGGTTTTTAATAAAAACGCTACCACAATGCTGACACGTCAAAGTCGCAGTTTCGAACATCTTTCCTTCCGCGACAGTCTCCGGAGCATATCCCATCCGCCGCGCTATCGTAGGATCTAATCCGGGCGATGCCCGATGGTCGACAAAAAGATAACCTTCGCGCTGAGACTTCATAGACAGGCCTGTGCCATTAGAACGTCGCCAGCCGCTAGCGGTGAGAACGTCGCTACCGCAGTGCCGTTGGTATCTCCGGCGACGTTCGTGAAGGTGGCCGCGACTCCGGTCGTAGAGTTATAATCGAGGAAGTATTCCGAACTTAAAAAGTTGTTGCCGCTGGTATTTTCAACCTGTCCCGTCGTGAATGCATTAGGTGATGTGCCGGTATTGAGCGCTCCAGAGGCGCTATTGGCGCCGACGCCATACACCAGGTCGTGTGTCTGCGTCAGAGCGGCTGTGGCTCCGGAAGTCACCGCATTTGCGCCGGTGCCGGCGCTACCCTGAAGCTGGCTGACCCCCTTGTCGAACGGGTTTGCGCCGGCCGCCGCCCCGGTAAATTCGTCACAGACGATTGCGCGAAAACTCGCCAGGGCGCTGGCCCACGTCACCGTGATCGTAGTCGGGCCGTTCTGCACGTTCCCAAGATAGAATATGGCTATGCCGGGAGAAACGCCGTTGTCTACAATAGCCTCGATGACGGTATAGGTATTCTGCGGCGTTGCGTTATCCTTGACTGAGGAAATGGCTACTCCACCGCCCTGCGTGATCCCTCCACAGACCAGGTGGCCGGCCCCGACAGCTTGCCCCAGCGTGAGGACCAGACTTGCCCCGGCATTGACGTTGTCAACCTTTCCGCCGCCAGCCGCGACGTGCGCAAAAGTCACGGCCCGGCGCCGGTGGCCGGCACCGCCGGCCGGCCGTTATCGACGCTGGTGTTTCCAGTGAACACGCCGCCACCTCCGGCGCTGTAGAAAGGAGTGCCGCAATTGATTATGTCGTTATTCGTGACCGTCGTCTGGTCACTCGTCGAATATCCGCCAAAGATACCGACCGCGCCTGGACTATTCTTGCCGTCGATGTAGTTGTCGTGCACGCTCCCGCTGGTTGGCGCGCAACTGAACTCGATCCCCGCACAATTGGATTGCGTGGTGCTGAAGACGCAATAATTCCGCGCAATCTCGCAATCGTTCGCAGAGACGATGCTGAATCCTATCTTGAAGTCCGAGGTTATCGAGTTGATTCCATCGACATAATTGTCGTTGACCTTCCAGCCGTGCGTATTAAGGTTAGGATTCGCCCCCTGTATCTCTATGGCCGCGCGAGTGACGTTCTGAAAGTAATTGAAGGTGAATACGTTGTTAAAGTTGGATGTTGGGGTGGTATCCGGCGACCATGAAATCGGCTGCCTGCAAGTTATGAAGCTATTCCGTGTCAACGTCACATTGTCGCAGCTTCCGCCAGACCCGGTGTTGTTCATTCCGGCCGAATTCTGAAACGTGTTCCATTGGATAAGGGCACTGGACACCCCACCAAAGTCCATCACATCGGGACCGTCAGCCGCACGCTGCGTGTCCATTATGCAATTCGTGATGTTAAGGTTGGTGCACGAATTAATGTTTATCAGGCCTGCGTTGAATTGCAGACCGTACATTGTGATGTTGTTCCCGCTGTTGATCTGCCAAGTCACCGTGCCGGGAAACACGCTCTGCGCCGGAGATTGAATAACCGCTCGCGCCTGCCCGCTGAACTGAACGGTCGGCCCAATATAGAGAAGATTGCTGAGTGCCGCGATTACGCCATTGATGACATGTAATCCTGAATCGAAATAAATTGTGTCTCCGGATGCGGCACCGTTGATTGCAGCCTGAACAGCTGCGGTCTGATCGCCGTCAGACGCAGGGAGATG